GTCTGGCATGAGCTGGGAGCTGCATAAAGGGCAAATAGTTTGCAGAGCCTAAAACCACGATCTGGCCGAAAGATTTGAAACTTAATTTCAAGATCTGCTTCTCAAAGTAATCTTGATAATCTTTGTTGGAGCTATTCTGATTAATTAGTACACCATTCTGATAGATTTCGAACAGGTTAGGTTTCATACCTCTCTTTACAAGAAACTCGTTTTTTCCTACGGAGAACTCACATTCTACCAGGAGGTTCTTACCAGTCATCGAGTTGAGAAGCTGAGGCTTGTTGATGTTACGGAAAGCCTTACCGTACAGAGCAAAGCACAGAGCATCCAGAATCGTGGACTTACCAGCTCCGTTCTCACCTACGATCAACGTAGACTTACTACGATCCATCTGGATCTCTGTCATCTGGTTACCAGTCGACAGTAAGTTCTGCCAACGGAGTTTCTTGAATAGAATCATTATTTGCCATCATCCATTGTTTCAAAGTCTCGATGCATGTAACCAGCATCGTACGCTGCTTTTAGCCACTTGAGCAAGATTTCTGGGTTATCGCCTTGATAATGCATCGCGTCTTCCCAAAACCATTCTGCCCGTAGACTAAAGTTTTGCTGTTGGTAGAACCATTCATCAAAAGTCATTCTACAGCCAAAGCCTCACCATACAGTGTTGTCAAGAAATTGTACAATCTTTTTTTATCGACTGGCGTATCCCACTGGTCGACTACCTTCGTCAGGATAGTCAACGTATCCTCGGCCTCGTTAACGATATCGCTGTCGTCTTCGAGCTGAAGGTTGAGGTTGTCCTCTACAACTTGAATGTCGATAGCACCTGCCTTTTCGAGACGGTCGATATATGTATCGAACCAGAACGGGTTGTTCTTGTTCTTGACGATGACCTTGACGTAGTTACCTTTGACTGCACCGAAGTCAAATCCGTTGATGTACTCGAAGTTAGGCCACTTGGCATCATCATAGAACCATTTTTGGAACATGGTATATGGGTTCTGAATGAATGTCAACTCTCGAGTTTCGGTGTCAAAGATATGGAAACCTCGAGGATCATCATAGTCTGACCAAGACATTTCATACGGTGCACCCAGATAGTGAATATTGCCTCGAGTGGACTTATGATGGAAATGTCCAGAGCATACCACGTCGAACTTATCGAAGAGGTTTGCACTGAATCCGTGGTCGTTTACCGCTCCCTTGTACATCTCGAAACCAGCGAGTTCCAAGTGTCCAAAAAGAATTTGTGCGGGAGTATCCCGTACGAAATCCATTGACGCATCATAGTTCCCAGAACATATCCAAGGAAGAACAGCGATATCGGTCCCATCAATGTTAACAGTAGTTGGCTCATCGTAATAGTGGATGTCATAGGTAGAATGCTCGAAGAGCTCCCTCATAGAGTTGACTTCGTTCGTGTTCTTGAACGTAGTGTCATGATTACCGATGATAACGTCTAGTCGGATTCCGGAAACGTGGCATCGCTCAACGAAGGATCGTAGATGCCTTGCTGTGACGAAGTTGATGTATTTTCGGCGATCCACAATATCACCAAGGTGAAAGATACGGCTAATACCATGCTCAGCAAGATACGGGAAAAAGTATTCATAATAAAACCTATTGAAATATTCAGCGAAAGCGACGGAGTCGCCACGGGCTCCCCAATGGGTATCAGTGATCAAAGCAATCTTCATCGACGAACTTTCTTATCATATTCACGAAGACACTTATCACAAAAATCACGGATGTTCTGTAAGTTAATCATGTAGTTATACTTGACAGTCATCGAGTTCTTTGGATCTAGCATCTGTTCTCTGTACTGCTCTAGCAGCGGTGGAATATTACTCGTTTTCATCGTCTTCATCCTCGATAAATTTCTCTACGCCCTTCTTCTCTACTTTCTTGGGCGGCTTCTTAGCTTCGAACTTCTCTACAAGATCGCCAAGTTTCTCTGATACGTTGATGAACGCAGCACTGAAATGCGACTGATCTTCTGGTGACATGTCCACGAGGGTGTTCATGACCATACTGTTCTCGAAACTCTTGTGCTTTATGTATAAATGCTTCTTCTCTTTCTGGATCCTACGAAGGAATGCATAGTAGATGATCTGAGTGAAGTAGGCAAACGGGTTCTTCGACTTTTCAGGGTTGAAGTTATGAATATAAGCTAAGCAGTTCTCGATGCCGTCGCCGATCATCTCGTCTCGATATGAGTATCCAATGAAGTTAGGACGTGTAGCCAACCGCTGAGCGATAAGCATGATACACTTACCTACGTACTCAGGAACTACAGGTCGTTCTTCTTCGTTCTTCTTCGCTTCTTGACACGCAGTCCAAAACTTTACCATCTCGGTATAGAATAGCTTGTTGTCGATGTAATGGTTAGAAGACTTCTTCTTCATGTTATAGACTTTCTCAATTTACGGAATTATTACCTACAAGCTTACGAGAGATGAGAGCTTTGTATCTCTGATCCATTTCTTCCATACTCTCGAGGGTTTCTTGTAGGACCTTATCGTTTTCGCGAGTAGCGCTGTACTCGACTAGACGATGATAGTATTTTTCCATCCTATCTGATGGAATATAAGAATACAATACATCAGTTTTTCTAATTTGTACACTAGTTTGTTTAGAAAAAGCGAGGACATAGTCCATTCTTACTCCAGTTCCCTGATCAGTATCGTCGACGATAGTCATGTAGAACGGGTAGCTGATACTATATTCGGAGACATCGTCTTCGTTGACGTCTCCGATGATTTCTTCGCCGTTGATGAGGTTCAATACTTTAATCATGCTATACCTTTACATTATAGATCTCGTAATCAAATTGTTCTGCGTCGTAGATCTTGGTTCTTTCCAAGAAGTGTCTGAGTGTGAAGTTCTGATGTGACTTGTAAGATAGGTCGTCGACGATATCGTATAGTACTGCATGCTCTTTCGATTCATGCTGACGAAGCATACGGCCGATCGACTGAAGCACCTTGATCTTGGACTTAGATGGAGATGCCGCGATCATATGATGCAACTTGTTAATGCTGACACCAGTCGAAGTGGTTCCGAGCGAGGCCAAGAGAATTGCGTTCTCTTCTTCCTCTATCGCTTTTCGAATCGCTTCGCGAGTATCACCGCTAACAGAGCCATCGATGTAAAACACATTATGATCTGTGCTTCTTGTGATGAGATCATGGAGTGTTTTGCCATGATCCACAATTCGAAAGAAAACAAGTTTATTCCCCTTTAGAGAGAGTCCGAGGTTCTTGATGAACTTGTTTCGAGCTTCGCAGTTAACAAGGAAATCAATCTCTTCCTGGTACGATTTTCCTTTGACTGCTTGGCTAGTAGGCTCATCATACTTAAGGACGATGCACTTGATCTTGAGCTTTGAGACGTATCCTTGGTCCATGAGTTGCTTTGTGCTGACGGCTTTGTATTTTGGACCAAAGAGACCTTCGATTGTGGTCTCGTTGAGGGGTGTGCCGTCGAGGGTACCAGTAGTACCGAACCGATACTTACAACCAGTAAGGCTACTAAGAATCTGTATGAGTGATGTAGCTTTTGCACCATGCGCTTCGTCTCCAAATACTACGCCGAACTGCTGATACCATTGCTTAGGCATCTTGTTCTTACCGTTGTTGAGTGACTGCCACGTGGTAATGACCATGTCGCAGTCGATATCGTTCGACTTGTTCAGTCCTTGAGTGGACAGGTGCATGTTACCTGTATACCCATAATCTGTGAAATCGCTCGCCATCTGATTGACAAGACCGATGGTTGGAACGATGATCAAACCTTTGTGCTGCTGATACCATCTCATGAGGACGTAGATCATCAACGACTTACCGGACGAGGTAGGAGATACAAGCGTTCTACGATTCGAACGAATACATTTGAGAATAGAATCGAACTGATAGTCTCTGATCGCATACTTTTCAGGAATACCAAGAGTATCGATGAAACTCCTTAGCTCATGCTCTGATACGTTCTGGTAATACAGTTGATCGTCGAACGAGAACGAGTAACCTCGAGCATCACAAAACTTCTTGATATGTCTTGCCAACCCAGCGTATACATAACCAGTCAGATTGTTCACGAGACGGATCTTACCGTCCCATACTCGAGCCTTATACTTAGGATTGAACTTATAGTTCTCAGCATAGAACGTGAACTGATCCGCCAACTCCATTATGGTCGACGGTTCTGCTTCCACCTTGACGTGGACGTTATCTATGAATCTGAGATGGACTGAACTCATATACCTACTTTAAACTTTTCCCACTCGATCGCTGCCTTGATATTAAAACCACGGGCTGTAAGTGACTTGATGATAGACTCGAGCAGCGAGATCTTCTCGTTCTGAATGCCGATCTTCAGCGTCAGTTGGATGATATCTGCATCTGCCTCTATATAGTTATTCACCTCAGATTTAAGGATTTTCCCCTGAGGAGGCAAGCGCCAACCTTTAGAATGAGTCTCTTCGGTCGGACCCATGGTATAGAACTCTAGCTTCTCGACCTTCAACTGCTTGAGCTCAGCTTCCTGCTTACGAAGCAGCAACCGCTCGTTAGTGAAAATCTTAAAGTACTTGTGATGGAGCTTAGGGATGTTGAGAGCTTCTTCACCGAGCTCAGAACGGTTGATATGGGAATCTTTTTCCCATTCTGCGTAAATATCATCAATCTTCATAACGATCCTATAAAACGGTTATATCATACCTCAAGTATTTAAACTCTACACTACATTCTATATAATTGACACTGCTATCTGTGCTGTTGAACTCAATATCTCCGAGACTGATAGGGAAAGCATCGTAGAAAGTAATCATGATATTCGAGTTCATGCTGCTGTTCATGATCTGTAAGTTGAGATCCGAATATAGTGTACTCGTCGATCCTCCACTTGCGTTCTGTAAGGCCTTGTATCCATCGAAACTTTCAGGAGAAGCAAGAGCTACCATCCAGTTATAGATCTCGAGGTAGTCAGTCATATCTTCGTTCAGACGGAACGTGATATCCAGTGGACTATAAGTAAGCTTGCCAATAACGGGAATGGGAACGAACGGAGTTGGACTCTCTCCGTTACTCATCTGTACACCAGGAAAACGGACGTTCTGGACATTGTAGCTGATCGCTGGAGCCCGAGCAAGAGTAAACTTGTAGCCAAGCGGCGACAGAAAGTTCTTGTTGATATCGTTTACAGCTGTCATCTATTATTCCTGGCCTTAATCCCATTATACACAATCTATTTATATTGTACATGCCAAAAAGAAGGGGAGCCTTTCGACTCCCCTTCCAGTTCCGGTTGGTTGTTCCCAACTCTTATGATTACATAAGGTTGTTAACAAGAACGCGACGGTAGTACTTGTTCGAATCTTGCTCGAGAGTAGCTGTTGCGTCAGCAGCAGTTGTACCCTTAGCGAATGGATTCGGAGCCATGCCGTAGCGTGTCTTGAAGCCGATCTTTGGCTGGAACGAACCTGGATCAACCGCACGAACCATTTGTAGTGGAACGTATGGGCAGTAGAAGAGACCAGCGTCGAACGGATTCGAACCCTTGTAACCTACTACCAGGAAGTTTGTACCAGCATAAGGATCGATATAGACCTTAATGCGACCGTTGATAACACCAGCAAATGTGTTGCCTGTGTCGTCAATGTTCAGTGACGATGTGTTCATCGCAGGAGCGTAATCAAGAACGCCAGCCATCTGAAGTGCCGAAGCAACGTCTGACGAACAGATGATTACGTTACCCTTACCGCGACGTGTTTGCTTAGCGATCTGGTTGCATTCACGTTCGATTTGGAACAGAAGACCCTTGAACTTTTCAACTGACCAACGACCGTTTGAATCGGTGTCAAGGTCGAAGATACCAGCAGTTGTGGTTCCTTCGGTTGCACCCTTTTCAGCGGTGATGATGATCGAGCGAACAACTTCACGGTTGATTTCCGCAAGGATTTCACCCGAAAGAATGTTCGAAAGTTCTGCTTCTGCGTCAAGACCGTGAATTGCCTTCAGATCCTGTGCAAGTTCTAGAGTGTATTCTGCCTTCAGAGCGCGTGTCTTAGCAGATACAGTTACCTTCTCGATTGAGAAGCCCATTTCTGGGAAGATGTATGTGCTGTTAGCGCCAAGAAGTTCGCCAGAACCAACTAGAAGACCCATTGTATAGTTATAGAATGAGTTACCTGCGTTGTTCGACGAGTCAGGAGCTGTACCAACTGTGTTAGCACCAACTGCAGTTGCTGAACCAGCACCTGTGTTAGCAGCAGTTAGACCTGCACCTAGACGTGACGAGTGGCCGGTGTTAGCTTCGTTGTAGAAAGCTTCTGCGACCGAGGCGTCTGTCGAGTTTGCGTATTGTGAACGCATTGCGAAGATGAGACCTGTTGGACCCGACATTGGCTGAACGCCGCAAACGTCGTATGCAATCAGGTTTGGCATCGAACGACGAACCAGTGAGATTAGAACTGGATCGAAGTTAGCAACGTTTCCGCCGCCTACCGAGTTAACGTGCTCAGCTTCGCCAAGCATTTGTTGACCGCCACCTTGAGCAGCTGCTTCGCGAAGAGCTTTCTCGGTGTTTTCAAGCACTGTCGCTGTGACAAGGCGCTTGTGTGAATCCGTAATTTCTGGAAGGTCCGAGTGCTCGAGCACTGGCTTCCACTTGTTGTTTAGTTCCTCAGCTAACATTTGGTTCTCCCTTTATCCTAAGGATTTGTTATTATGTATTTATCAAATTAAAACTTTTTGGTTCTTGAAATCGCGCTGACATAGTTTGCCATTTCGCCAACTGCTACTGGCTTATCAGCTTCAGCAAGTCCTTCTGACGCTTCTTCAGTGATTACGCCAGTGTTGACTTCCTTCTTCTCAGAGAAGAACTTGTCCTTAACGATGTTGAGCTTCTTTGTGTATGACTCAACGTCGGTGAACTCGATACCTTCTGCAAGAGTACGAAGCTTTTCTACTTGAGTAGCAGCAAGTCCTTCAGTCACTTCGTCGAATGCTGCTTCCATAGTAGCTTCATCGATTACCGACTGTAGTTCTAGTTGCTTGTTTACAGACTCGTCGAGCTTTGATTCTAGCTCTTCAAGTTGTGCCTTCAGTTCACCAACTACATCGAGCTTATCTTCTGGAACAGTGATGTATGATTCGGCAAACAGATTGTAAAGACCTTCCATGAAGTTCTCTGCAATATCGGCGCGGAGTGTGGATTCGACAGCAAGCTTGTTGTCTTCCATCCACGATTCTACTACGTAGTCGAGATACTGATCGACCTTTGTAGTGATCTCTTCTTTAACTTCTTCTACTGCTTCGTCGAGCTTAGCTTCGAACTCTTCTTCGAGACGAGCTTCTTCGATCGATACGCGAGCTGATACAGCTGCTTCGAAGATAGTAGCAAACTTTTCTTTAGCTTCTTCGGTTAGATCTTCACCAGCGAATACTTCGTTGATGTCTTCCTTCACTGCACCGAGAGTTGGCATTGGCATCTTACCGATAGCTGGACCACCACCAGGAGCGGTAGCTGACGGTACTGCATCTGCACTGTACTTCTTGATCGAGTCGTTGAAGAAGTGCGAAAGGTCCTCACCCTTAAGTTGCGAAAGAAGTTGGCTGAATGTGGCCAGCATTTCCGCACGAGTCGGGTTCGGCTTCAGTGTATCCGATCCAGCAGACTCTTCGAGACCTTCTTCGTCAAGGATTTCGTTCTCTAGAACATCGTCCTGAACGATTTCATTGGTATCTTTATCTGACATTTTTGGCTCCTTGTGAATTTTATTTATTTATTCTAAGTTAGATTTTAGAAATTTTGTTCAGGAAGTTCTCAAAGATCTGAAACTTCTTAGCTTCATTTAGACCCTTTGATGATACTGCCTTGTCGATGGTCTGAACAGTCTGTTCGAAAACAGCTTGTGCTTTTGTTGCTACGAGTAGGTCGTCTTGCCATACCCATTCTACACCTTCCATAATACCGTTAACGAATGCATCCGGAGCAGATGGATCGGCAACGATATCGGCCGCGGTGGCCAAATAGAAATCGTCCTGTACTTCGTTGATGCCTTCTTTATTTAGCTTAAGCGATCCCATACCTCTTGACGATACACCGAGCGAAACGCCTGATTCGATCAGACCCTTGGCGATGTTACCGAAAGGAGTGTCCATCAGCTTAGCACGGCCAATGAAGTTATTACCTTCTTGCTTCAGTGAAGTGATAAGGTGTGAAACACGATCAAGGTTGATTGAAGGACCATCTGGATGACCGAGTTCACCAAGAGCTCTGCCCTTCTTGACGTACGATTCATTGTAACGATCTACTTCTTTTGCAAGAGTCTCGACAGGATACATACGACCGTTACGGTTCTTGATGGCTCCCTGGAGGAAGATGCCTTCGATGAACACGTTCTTCTTCCCGTCTTCACGGGCCTCGGTGATGCATCTTAGATCTTCAACAACTTCTGTGATTAGCTTCATGTTCTTACCTTATGAGTTGTTGTATTCTGAAATGAATGTGCCGGACTTCTGTACTTCTAGCATAACGTAGCCGTTTGCAGTACCGACGAATTCTACTGTTAGGTTTGCTGTCTGACCGACAGTAAGAGCCATGCCACATCCAGCATAGTCTTTATAACCAGTAGAGTCGTATACTGCTACTACGTTCGTTCCACGCTTCACTACAGCGTACCCGTTTGGATCGATACCCCAGAAAGCTTGAGCGATGTATACACCGTTCAGTACTTCGTTGCTAGTAGCAAGGCAAGTAGCTGTCGAGTCTACGTTAGTCGTCGTGCTATTACCAGAAACCTTGATAGTAGTATTGGCAGCCGAGACGTGAATAGTGGCAGCAGTGTTCTTCTTATTTGATGAGATAGTTACAGCCATTATTCACCTCTGTTATTGATAGCAAAGTCTAGCATCTGCTCGATACCTTCAGGCGTCTCGCATGCTGCCATAAACTTTCTTTGATTATCTTCATTGAGCTTTTCGAAAACTGAAAGCATAGTGCGCTTGTGTGTTTCTGAAAGATCGCCTAGGTTTACAAGCAGTCTTTCTTCCTTCTTCAGAGGCTTACCACCACGTTCAGCTGAAAGCTTAGCAGCGATCGCCATTACGCGACGCTTTTCTTTCGACTTGCCCTTGAACTGAGGAGCGTCAGACTTCTGGAAATCCTTGATGTATGTTCCCATCGAAGCCTTCGGTGAAATCTTTTCTTCGAGTTCTACTTCTTCGTGCATACGATATTCACCGCTCTGTGCAAGCTGATCGTGGATATCTTTGACTTGTGAATGAATGCGGTCGATATCACCTACGTGGCCCCAGTGAGGACCTTTCTTCTTTTCATCATAAGAATTCTTATGAGAGATAGCAGCCTTCTTATGTGCAGCAAGATGATCTCCAATCGACTTCATCATCTTCATCACGTCTCCGTGAGTAGATGTATAGCGATCGTATGAGCTCATTGCTTCTTCGAGTTCGACTTCTTCCTTCGTCATCTTGTCGACGGCTTTGTCGATACCGAAGTAACGCTTGTTAGCACGTGCATTATGCTTACGCTCAGCTGCAGATGGCTTAGCACCGTGTTCACGAGCACCCATAGCACGACCAGCGAGTGTATCTGAACGGCTCATCTGATCCTTTGCCTTCTTGACATAAGAACCGAGAGTCTTGTTCGATAGCTCGTCGATTTGCTCGACTTCTTCCTTGGTAAGCTTATCTACTGCTCTACCAATTCCCTTGTTTCTATTTACCATCTTCTTAAGAGTGTTGAATGATCCATCAGCATCACCCTTCTCAAAAGCAGATTGTGCCTTAATACCGGAATGGCCAAGAGTATCTGAAGCCTTCTTTACATAAGAACCAAGAGTCTTCTTCGAAAGCTCGTCGATCTGTTCAGCTTCTTCAGTCTTTAGGCTTTCACCACGCTTTACAAGACGCTTACCGGACATCTGTGCACCAGCAGCTCTCTTACGAAGAGTCTTGGTGTCCTTCTGATCCTTCGACCAATCTCCTGCACCCATCTTCATCTTGTCGACGATAGCGTTACCCTGTGCACGTGCTTTCTTACGATAGCTTTGGAGAGTAGGAGTAGATAGCTCTTCGAGTTCTTCTACTTCTTCCTTCATCTTCTTCTTACCGCGAAGAAGCTTGAAGTCATGAGCATCGACCTTACCATTCTTATTGGCATCGATCTTGTGCTGGTTTCCCTTCAGCTCTTCGTATACTTCTTCGTCTTCACCTGGATTGTAGCCATGACCTTCTTTCTTACGATCGGCCATCTTGACCTTGTCGCCCTTAAAAACGTCATCGCCGTTACCATTGCGGTCGGCAGTCTTAGCAACTACATGCTTGTCAATGAACTTCTGTTCGTCAGGGTTCTTGACGACCATAGGTCCAAGCTGTCTTTCATTTAAGAAATCTTTAAGCGTCTTCGCCATCGTCGTCTTCTTCCTCTGTGTCTAAGTCTTCTAGGTCTAGATCATCTAGATCGAAATCGTCGTCGAACTCATCGTCGTCGATGTCAAAGTCTACGTCGTCTTCATAATCGTCGTAGTCTTCGTCTGCATCTTCGGCGTCTTCAGGATCAGCGAACATTTTCTGAGCGTATGAGATACGTTCATCTTCGAGACGAGCAGCGATCTTCTGACCCATAAGGTTATCGAAGACACTCGCAAACCGTGTTGGCTGCTGGTCTACTGCTGTTGAAATCAGTTCGTCAATATCCATGTCCATATAGAGTCTCCAAATACTTTTTATTATTTATAACGTGGCTTATTTTCCTACCAAATCAGGCACGTTTGGGATCGATGTCTTCTTTGGTTGAGGAGTTGCAGCGGGAGGTGGTAGATCGGGTTCACTCGGAGGTGTACCTGCATCCATCGGTTGACCGTCTGGACCCACTACCGGCTCAGCATACTGCGGGTTATCTTGCTCTTCGATGATCTGCTTATCAATCTCTTCCATATCTTCTTCAGTTTGGTAGAGAACGTTACGACGAATCCATTCATGCGAGTAATACTTGCCTGCATAGTCGTCGATGTCACGAAGCATCGAGATGCGATCGCGAAGAATTTCTGTATTCTTCAGCTCTGCAAAGTGATTGTCTTCAGTGTATTCATACTTGAAGTTAGACTTGAACTCTGCCCAATCTTCAGTAGTGATGATACCCTTCAGGATCAACTGCTTTTCGAGAACCTTACTAAAGATTTCTGAGAACTTGGCACGAAGGCGAGTGATGAACTTAGCAAACTTAACTTCGTCGCGAGTGATCTCTGTAGCTCTACCAAAGTTGAATGCTTGTTCAGGATCAAGTCTCGAGATAGGAACGTTCAAAGACTTGTAAAGTTTGCGTTGGAAGTATACGACGTCGTCCATCTGACCGAGGTTCTGTCCACCTGGTAGTGTGGTGATTTCCGTACCCTTACCGCCTTCACGACGAGGTAGCCAGAAATCTTCAAGCATCGTCATGTGCTTGCGGTCGTCTCTGATCTCACCCGTGCCGGCATCGTACACTACCTTGTTCTTGAAGCGAGTCATGATATCACGGAGATACTGCTCAGCTTTCATCTTAGGTAGGTTACCAACGTCGATGTAGAAGATACGACGTTCAGGTGCACGTGAGATACGATAGATAACGAGTGAGTCTTCCATCGCCTTTAACTGGTTCAGAGGCTTGATAGCCTTCTGAAGGTAGCCAAGAACCATGTCACCCTTGACGTTGACTAGACCAGAAGAAACGTTGACGATCGAGTCGACAGCGATCTTAATGCCTTGTGTCGTAGGATCCTGATAGTTTGGCTGTGTAGGGACTTTGCCGAAGCCGTTCTCGTTGTAAATGTAGAACTCTTCGCCTTTTACGGGAAGAACAACGTTGGAATCTTTAGCGGCTTTTCTTTTCTTCTGTGTCTTAATCTTACGAAGCTTACGAGGATCGATGTAGCGAAGCTCTTGAATCCCGTCTCTCGGGTTCTTCTCGTCGATCATCACGTGATAGTAGATTCTACCGTCGACATACCACTTACGAAAGATCTCGTATGCATGACTGTTGAATTCGAGCATCTCAAGGACGGTATCGAACTCTTCGAGGATTAGCTTCTTTACTTTTTCTGGCTGTTCGAGGTCGTCAAGATTAAGAGTGACGACTTCTTTCTTCGGATCGATGACTACTGCTTCGTTGATGATGTCATCGATAGCAAGTTCGATATCTGGGTGCTGAGCCATTTCTCGATACTTCGAGATAAGCTCAGACTCTGTACGTACTGCACCTTCAAGATCGACGTATTGACCGTAAGCACCACCTTCGGCAAGTACAAGAGCTCCATCGTCGTCCTGTTTAGGAGCAAACGATGGAAGCTCTTTTTCTTCTTGCTTTCTCTTGATTTCAAAACCAAATAACTCGGCCATGTGATCTCCAATTTAATTAACAAAAAAGTAAGGGGAATGGCTACCCCTTACTTATTAATCACCGCCAGCGTCGCCGGTTACGCTCGAACCGATTGTCCAGTAGTCGTATTGGAATGTGACCTGGAACAGTTCGATCTGATCAGTAGTTGACCAGTCAAGTTCGATAGGGCTGATGTTACTTGGGAAGATTCCGCTGAACTCGTATGTACGAAGCTTCGAACCGTCCTTACCAAACTGAGTTACCTGAGCTTGTGACTTGTAACGATTGATTTCTCTTACGTTACGCTGTAGACGATTGATAGCGTTCGACCATTCTTCCATGGCATTACGGATCAGGAAGTCTTCGTCGTTGATGATCGTTACGGTCCATTCACCGAACGTTCTGTCACCAGCTAACTTCATTTGACGGCCGAAGTAGTATACTGGAATGACACCAAGGTCAGACCCAGGCAGCTGAGCTGCCTGAGCCATGAATCTTGTCTTTGCATCTCCAGCACCATTCGCAGGGTTATTGATCTGCACCTGGAACAGGTTTTGTCTTGCACCGCCGTAAGTTAGTTGGCTTCTCATTTCATTGATATTAAAAGCCATTTACTTTCCTCCTAGGTTTGTCTTTATTTATTAGAACTGGCCAGCGATTTCATTGAATTCGACACCAGATCTTACGGCAACGAAGTTCAGCTGGATGAAGTTGATCGACTTAGCTGGCTTGATGTAGATGTCTCCAACAAAGCGGTTGCTGTCGATTACTTCAGCGCTGTTGTTCGTTTCGTCGCAAACCACGCGGAAGTCATAGATGCCGCGACGACCTTGAATGTCACGAAGGTATGGCTCAACAAGGTTGACGAACTGCGCTCTTGTGAACTCGTCGTTGAATTCGAAGAGAGCAGAGTTCGAAGCCGTAGCGATCGCCTTTTCAAGAACGATGAACAAGCGACGTACGTTGATACGATCGAATGCGCTCGAACGACCTAGGAGAGTCTTGTCTCCGTAGAGTACTGTACCCTGACCAGGGAAAGTAACTACTGGGTTGACGTCGTTCTTGTACAGAAGATCGCGTTCAGTCTTGTTAGGGCTGAATGCCAACTTGACAAGGTTCTTAATCTGGCCGCGTGAGAAGCCAGCTGGTGAGAACCATGGATCACGAAGGCTATCGCTGCGGGCTGTGATACCAGCGATATCACCATTGAGTGGGATATAGCGGTATAAGTCTGCATACTTATCGTACTGATACTTGTATCCTGAGTCAAGGAATGCATACGAAGTGTTATGTAGAAGATTTCTGAAATCAACCACATTCTGAGCTTGTTGACCTTCGATTCCAACACCTACAACGTCTGAACGTGCAGGAGATACAAACACTACGCAGTCCTTACGAACTTCTGCAATGTTATCGATGAGGTAGTTAGCTAGCTGAACGTCGTTTGTACCTGTGGCTTTACCTTGTAGAAGTAGAGCGATATCGACTGTGCTAGCATCTGCAAACAGATCGTATGCAGAACCGAGAGCCGCCATCGAAACCGTACCTTCGGTAGAACCGTCTACACCGCGTACGAATGACTTAGTGTAAGCAGTAGTATTTGTCGAGTTCGATAGGTTGGCTAGCGTGTTAGAAGCAGCACCGCTTCTGTCATGTGTTGCCCATACCCAACGCGAATAGTCGTTGATGATAGTCTTGTAGTAGTTCGTTGTGCCGTCGTCTTTCTTTGCGTCTGTACCGCGCGAAAGGTTTTGGTAGATTTCAAGAACTTGACCTGGAGTGCCAGTGATCAGACCATCTTCGTCAACAACTACTGCTGAAATTTCATCGACGATTGCACGACCGGCTGCATCCATTGCAGAAGAAGTACCTGGAGCAGACTCTACAACGTTGAAGTATTCCCACTTGCGTGTAAGCGAAGTACCGCTGAAGTTAGTTGACTTGTTCCAAGTCGTATCGAACTGAATGTTGAAGTAGATGTTTGTACCATCGTCGGCCTGTGAACCCTTTGAAGTTACCTTCAGGTTTTGCTTACCGATCGAGGTGTTACCAACTTCAACGTAGTCACCTACCGAGATCTTATCTCTTAGTGCTGTAACTGCTGCGCGTGCTTGAGTCAGTGTGAGACCAAGATCTGTTGCTGACTGCTTTGTGATGAACACGTCAGAGTTAGCTGCACCGTTAGCGATCGAAACAGCTGCACCACCAGATGTTAGTGACAGCGAAAGCCCGGAGGTGTTCGCGGCGATAACGTAGTATGTTGTACCTTCTGATAGGCCTTGAATGCTGTTAGCACTTGAAGATGTGCCCTTAGAATACCATACTGCATCACCGTTAGTGAACAGCGTATTTGCGGTTGCCAGCGAGATGAAGTTAGTAGCTACGTTGTTCGAACCGAGCGTAGCTGCACCAGCTGAAGCAGCAACACGATCAGCGAAGTCATCACCTGACCACACGAATACAACGTTAGCAGTGTTGCTACCTACGTCGATTGCAACAGTTGCGCTTGTAAGATCTGCTAGCGCGTATGCGTTTGCAGTTGTCGAACCCCATGTTGTGTTAGTTTCAAACGTTACTGTTTCTGAGTATTGATCTGCAGTATCGCATACTGAAACCTTCAGAGAGTTACCGAGTGCACCTGGATAACGAGCTACGAACTCTGTTCCTGTGAATGCAGCGTTGGTTGCACCCATGTTTTGGAATTCTTCTGCGTTCTTCACGACAACGTTCGATGCTACTACTGTCGCAGTATTACCAGCATAAGCTGTTAGAACGCGGTTGTTAGCAATGAACGAGATCAATGCTGCACTGCTTGTTGTCGCAGGATTCGAAAGAGTAACCGTGCTATCTGAAACTGCTGTAACGAAGGTATCATCGAGGATACCATCACCTTGAACGCGAGTACCAACAACTACTCCAAGCGCTGTAGCGTTTGCAGCAAGCGTTGTATCTGCATCCAGCGTAATTGTCGAGCTGTTAGCAAAACCTGTGACTGTAGCAGCACGCGAAACATACAGGGCGTTTCCGTACGAAAGGAAGTTGGCTGCAGTAAAGAATGTTTCGTAGTTGTCAGCGGTCGGCTTACCGAAGCGGCTAACGAGTGTATTTTCTGAATCTACTAGAACGAACTTTCCGACTGGTCCCCAACGAAACACGCCACCGATCCCGCCAACTGTAGTAGCGAGAGCTGGTACGGTAGTTGTAAGATCAATTTCGGAAACGTTGATTCCCGGGCTGACTTGAAACGCCATTGTTATCTCCCCTTTGAAGGTTATTCATTAAGATAGGTTTTGTTTTATTTATAACTTCGCTAAATTGGGAAATTGTCTACGTAAAACCGAACCGGTTCAATGTTTAACCTTTTCCTGGCATCCTCTAGATTTTCTGAGAACAACTTATCATAGTCCTCTGCTATTAAAAACTTTGCATTCTTACCACGTCTGTATGCTTCAAACAACATACGCAGGTGTGTTCTGTTGATTCCATACTGAAGAAGTACACCTAAACTGAGTAGTAACCAGCCGAACGATTTGGTTTGTGCATAAGCAAACATGGTTATACACATCTCTCCTAAACCGGTGTTTGGATACTCAGCCAATACATGCCATGTATCGTGCGTGTCTCTAAACCTACGTGCCATCCAGTTGTACGGGTGTTTGGCTTCGATCCACTTGTCGTTAGATTTCCTTCTAGTAACTTTAAGCAAGAACTCTTGATTCGGAAACATCTTGACACATTCTTTACCAACCGATCCTTCTGGCCGTTGGTCAAGAGTAGCAAAGTAGTCAGAGATTTCTTCAGACTCGTATGCTATTCTTCCGCCTTCTTCAGTCATCAGCATCTTATTATAGCATCGCTTTAAAGCTGGACCACTAGTAGCTCTGATTACTTGCGCTACAAAGATAGTATTGTCTCTATTATGATGAAATGCTCGTTTCAATGCATTGAAGAGCATCTTATAGTTCACTTTATAATCTAACATCAGAAGTTTCCTTCGAAGAATCCTCTCTTCTTGGAAGTCCAAAAATCATCTCTTGGTCCACCATCAAATAATGACTCGTTTACTTCATCGTCGTGTTCATCGTCACCTGTACTCATCAGACCGAAAGGTAGCATCTGCTCGCTAAGCATCTTCTCGTTCTGCTCGTAGATCTGCATACGAATGTCGAGGTTGGTGATCTCTTTGAGGTAAGGCTGAGTGGTTAACCATGCAAAGAGAACGCAGCACATGGCCATGTCGTCGTTACCTTCTTCAGCTTCGTATGACTGGTTTCCTTTCAAACTGTTCTTCAGCGAGAATCGATATAGCTCGTAAATGGTATCATAGTCAACGATGATGAACTTGTCTGACTCTACGAGAGTCTTGAGTGTAGCACACCCGATTCTCTTGACCTGCTTGGTAGTCTTGACACCGTAGTGAGTGGTGGTAGCGAAACCGCCTGACAGACTCTGTCCAGTTCTACCGTTGTTGGCAGTCACCAGAACCCCATCATACTCAAGATCATAGTGCAAGATGTCAGCCACCTGCTGGCCGATGTCGTTTGTTTCGACAAGAACAAGAGCGTTGTTGTACTTGATAGCCGCGTTGTAGATGATGTTCGGATACACCATTGGAGAGATCAAATTGTTTCGATACGTGGCCACCTGTCGATACGGCATCGTGGATACGTTGACGACAATGAAGGCAGAGTAGTCGGCTCCTGCTCCTCGAGAAGTATCGACGACGATAGCGTAGATAGTTTCTTCTTCTGGTTCCTCGTAGATCTTGAGCCCGCCGTCTGCCGATGCAATAGGTTGCTTATAGACCATGTTACGGAGTTTGGTAGGATGGATCAGCGTGTTCGACGACCCAAGGAACTCGCACTCGTATTCCTGTCTGAACTGATCTTCAGACGTGTTGCTGATCGTCTGCTCTTTCCAAGCTTCGTCACGACCAGGAATCTGTGACCAGTGAACGTCGACTCGAGCGTATGCGTTTCTACCCTCTTCAGACTCTGTCCAGATACGGTAGAACATGTTCATGCCGTTTGGAGTCGAGGTAATCAGAACCTTCGAACTCTGACCTGATGAAATGGTAGGATAGACCGATGCGAAGAACTCGTCCTGAATGTTGGTAGGAACGAACGCGAACTCGTCCAGATATACCATGTTCTGAGACGTACCACGAATGGCTGACGATGAGGTAGCAGAAGCAAGGATTTCAGACCCGTTCTCGAGCTTGATATTACCCTTGTTCCACTCAGTAACACCCATCTGAAGCCACTTCGGAAGGTGTTCGAACATGAGCTGGATACGGCCAAGGATTTCTCGAGCCTGTCTGTCTTTGTTGGCCAGAATAGCGATCGAGTATTCCTCGTTGAAGATGATCTTCCATAGAAGATAGGCAGCAACAGTAGTCGTCTTACCGACCTGACGTGGCATCTTACAGATGACGAATCGATTCTCTTCAAAGGCAAGGATCATTTCCTTCTGGAATTCCCAGAGCGGGAACATGATCAGACCCTTATCGATGTTGACGATCTTGCAGTAAGTCAAGATAAAGTAGATAGGATCCTCAGAACACTTGATGTACTCCGCGACTTGCTCGGGAGTATACTCAACTTTGGTATCTGCACGTTTAAGTCTAGGATTACCTAGATAGTTTTCACTCGCCATCTGCGGCCTTTTGTTGCTTCAAGTACTTCTGCAATTCTGCAGTAGAACCTACGAAGAGATTATTAGTGACCTGTTGTGGAGAAGCAGAAGGATCGTCTTCCATGATCTTTTTCTTCTTAGCTTGCAGGTCGAGTAAGTCTTTGCTCGCGCTGACCATAGTATTCATCATGGTGGCAAGAACTTCGTATGCTCGAGGGTGCTGACTCTGTCTAGCCACATCCATCAGGTCGAACAATGCTTCTTGTCCTTTGTTGATGACTTCCATCATGTTTTCGCGGGCATACTCGAAATCAGCGTCTACCTGAGTCGTCTTCTTCTGTTCTACGACAGCTGGAAGATTCTCGCCAGGAGCGATGTTTAAAAATTTGTCAAGATCTTTGCTCATTAGAGGTTCTCAGTTATTGTATTAATAAATCCATAATCATCTGTACTTATAATTTCTGAGTACGGGATAGTTGCAGATGCATTGGTTGTAGGAGATCCATTTGCTAACAGACCAGGTTGAGATGTCACTACGACAGTTTCAGTCGTGTTCGTGGTATTACCTGTCGCTACATCTTCAGGCAATCTGAAAGTAGTCTCTGCATACTTGATCAGCTTCGACTTCTTCGTAGGTCCGTACAGCCAACCTTTGACAGTGAACGTCAGTGTCCAGATAAGAACGCGTCTTTGCTCAAAGCTTCCTTCGTACTGATCTTGTGAAGAGATGCTGTTAAGAATGATAGGAACGTCTCTAGAGT